TCATATTACTGGATAATCATCATCATCCTCCCCTGTCCGATTGATAATGAATGTCACTAGCCCGACAACTGTAACATCATCCAGTGCCTCACCTTCCAGCGCCTCACCGTCTCGTGTAATAAATGCCCGGCCCATAATTTTTGCAAAGTCAGTGCCGCCGCCGTATTGAATTAAAACGGTATCTCCTTGCTTTGGTTTTACGGAGCAATCCACTACGGCATAGCCGGTTTCTGTTTGTACTATCCGAGTATTGGGGCCGGTACCGCAAAGTGAATCAACGGTCAGACGCCGTTCAATATAGTCAGCAGCTGGCGACGGAAATCCCACGTTATAGCCCTCCGTTTGGGTTGTATAACTGGAACGTACGCTCATCGCCTTCCTGCGTTGAGACATCCCGGAATGTCGTCACATAATGCTCTATCCACTGGTTAGCCTGCCGTGGCGACCAGTGCCAGTTAACTTTTGCGAGTTCCCGGATAAAACCGGACGTTGTCACGGTGCGGCGGCCATTAGGCTCAATGACAATTGCCTGACGCCAGGCTATTTCGATATCTGAGTTTCGCGGCATAACTTCGCCTCCTTAAATACTGTTTTTATATGGGTCTTCCCCGATCATGGTGGGAAGGCTCAGAACGCCATATTCAGCTTTCCGTAGTGGAACATCACCCCCAGTTTAAAGCGCTCCCGGTTTCGGTATCCCCTGGCTTTTATCCTCAGCAGCCTGATCTTGCTGTTAAGTGCCTCCGCATTTCCGTTTGAGACACTGTGTCGCATCGCATTCAGGATCCCGTACAGCCTTTTTCCTATCGTTTTCGCGGCATTTTTCATCATGGGAACGTCACTGTTAGCCGCCAGCGCCAACCATCTCTGCCAGTCACTCCGTCTTTCCTCGCTCCATGGCCTGTTCCAGATATCCTTTGCCAGCTCTTTCAGCGCCCAGCACTGGCTCGTCAGCTTCATCTGTGCACGCAGCCACATCAGCTTTTCCTGCCGGGATTCGGTCATCCACTTATCGCTGTACTGCCACAGGAAGCGGGTTCCTTTTGCCTGGTGTCGGCTTTCAACAGGGAGGTGCGGATGTTCATTCTGACGGGTTTTATCAACTACCTCGCCCAGTTGCTTCGCCACATGGAAGCGGTCAAAGGCGATTTTCTCAACCGCACTGGGTAAGTGGATACGCGCTGCTCTTATATAGCCCGCGTTCATGTCCATTGAGAGCGTTTTGATAGCCAGCAACTGCCCATCAGTGAGCGTGCGAAGATAGCCGGCAAGACTCTCTGTGCCGCGATCATCCGTTAAGGCCAGCGCCCGACCATCGCGATCGGAGATCACCGTTATGTAACGATGTCCTTTTTTAAAGGCGACCTCATCCACATTCATATGACGGGCGGATAATGGCTTTTTTATCCGGGCAAGACCTCGCTTAACTGCCCGGGTCATAATGCCGTCAACCGCATTCCAACTGAGCTTAAGTTGCTTCCTGACAGCATCAACGGTGCTGATTTTCAGCCATGAGAGAACGAACGATTCGAATAGCAACGTATACCGGCTTCCGGGGCCAGCCCACGGAACAGGCAACGTCAGGCAGCCATGCTCCGGACACATAATTCGTGGAACATCGGCTTCAACAATAGTGGTGAACTGGCAGGTATCAAGATGGCGCCATTTACGATGACGGTGATCGTGAACAGAACAGGATTTACCGCAGGTCGGACAGGCTAGCCGGGTGTTTTCAGCGATCTCAATAGTGACAGTAACAGAACCGGCATTTTCATCGAGAGAAAGGGACTTTACCTGCCACGGATCGGACAGGTTGAGAATATGAGCGTAGAGGGACTTTTCGTCCATGGCGGTGACCTCTGGCGATTAAATACACCATTATCATGCCTTCAGCCACCACAACAAGGGAAGACCCTTTTATATACAGTATTTTTAATGAAGACTCTGATCAATACAGGTTACAGCTATCGATCAGACGCGCCGACGCAACCTAATGATTCTTAATAATCTGTTAGGTGCACATAGATCGTCTTCATAGCTACCACCACCTCAACCATAACTTTCTGAGGGCTGCTATCATGACCAGCTTTCGAGATCATTGCTCAATGACTTCTATTATTTTTACTCTGCCCACTATCACATATGTCATTGATTTTCCCAAATCGCAGACTGCCCCTGATTTCACTATCATTTGATTATAACCAACTCAAAGTGGTCAGGTAGTCATACATACCTTTTTGTTTTCTTGAAATGGTTCACATCTTTTCTTCTGAATACATACAAACGATTCCTGTTCTGATGTATGGTTTACTCATCCCCTATGAAAATCACTATCGTTAAAGGAGCAAGATTTGGAAATGAAGATTAGAGAGATTTTCGTTACTACCGCGTATATGCAATACCAAGACATACATAAATTAATATATATTCAACAATCAATTCGTATGGAGCCATTATGAAAAACAAACTGTTAATACAACAGAACATTAGTTTCGGCAACCCTGGACAAATTACATTCAGAGGAGGAAACAATATTGATAACCTGGTAAATAAAACATTATATTGGGATTCTATTGTTAACTTAAACACAGGATTAGTAGGCTCCCCTACCAGCCAGGACATTGAAACACTTAGGCGAGAAGGTATTTTCGAAGATGTTAAAGTTGATGTCATCGGTGAAGGTGAGGTTTCAATGTTGGTTGCAGAGGCAACCAAATCAAAGATACTCACTCTTTTAGATGACAAAAGTATAAACTATATCCCGGATAATTTATCACCAAGAGTTCTTGTAAATGAAGGGATCGCTCATAACACAGGCGGTGCTTTAATCCACATAGTCAATTCCATGCCATTCATTGATGTTAACACGCCATTAGATGAAGTTCTTGAATTCAGGCAATCCAGAAAAGAACAATTAAAACATCTCACAACCACTTTAAACTCAATGGAATTGAGAGTGTTAGAAGCACAAAATCAGGCAATGGAGTTAAAGAAAGTGATGAATGAAATTGACATGGCATGTTTAGAAATATATCGCTTGTATAACGAAAAGAACTTTACTTTAATTCCTTCTGCCATAAAATTAAACTTCAACATGAAAAATATACTCGCAGTAGGTGCTTCCGTGTATGCAGGGGCAAGCTATTTACTGCCGCAGACAGGAGCAGCTGTAGCTGCATTGGTTGGTGGAGCGGCGTCAGTCATAAGTTGGGAAGGCTCAGTAAGAATAAAGGGTTCTCATAATACCAATCCTTTTAGCTATACCGCAGAGGTAAGGAAACACTTCAAGTAAATTTTACCCGGCAAGTTGCCGGGTATTTAATTTTACCAAAGGCCCCATTCCACTCCGAAGCTGTTTTTCAGCCACTGAGCATTTGCCAGTATCTGAGCATCGGTTAGTTCTACGTTGTATACCAGCACAACGGAAATGTTTGAGCCCCCAGTGAATTGCGTTGTTGCGTATGACGTGCCGAGGCGTAGCGTTCTGTCGGTTGTTACCGTTCGCCCCGCACTCGTGGAAATTGATGAGATCATAGCATTCGTTACAGGATCGTAAGCGAATGCTTTTACGGAAGCATTTTTAATAACGCCACCCGTTATCGCCAGCACGCCAGCGGGAAGATCGGTAGTTGGTACAACTGTATCCGCCGACGCAATCGAACTCCCCATTTGACCGAACGCCTTAGCATGGCCGAGATAATACTGGAGCGTATCGCCGCTGATGGGTGACTGAGAGTAGTTAGCAAGCAATACACCATTCTGCGAATCAGCGCCTGGCAGGCTGATACCCATAACCGTCATTACCGGCGTAGAGGGCAGCTGCGTATCGTAGAAATTCGCGGTCCCGGTCGTAGCATACTCGCTACCAACGGCAGGGGCGCCAACTTTGAGCAACGGCTTGTTAAGGTCGGCGTAGTTGACGAGAGGGCTACCAACCTGCGAAGAAAGAAAATACGCTCCAACCAGACCGGCCTTGTTGGGAAGATCAGCAAAAATATCATCAACAACAAATTCGCTGATGTGTTTATACCCGGTACCAGGAAGTATCGTTGGCAGTCGTAGGCTCATATTATTGTCCCCATTTAAAGAAAGTATTTATAAAGTTGGCGAGAAAGAAAATCTGCCCCGTTGTTGTTCAGGTGCAAAGCGTCATTCCACAGGCCGTAGGTATTCGCCGTCGCATATGCTGCCGGGAAGTCATCATAGAGGCTGAAGAACTCGACGTGGTTTTCGTTCGCTACCTGCCGCATCACATCGCGATATGAGGAAAGCGGATAACTGCCTGACGCGTTACACTGCGGTGGGGCGATCAGGACCAGAGCAGTATCAGGAAGCGCCGCTTTATAAGCCTGCACCCAGGAAGTCAGTGCTGTATAGAAGTTCGATAACGTCCGCCCCAACCGGTAGTCGTTGGTCCCGATAATCATAAAAATGATGTCCGGGTTAAGCTGTTGGGCGAAGTAACTGATGTTGCCGAGGACCTTGGTGTACCCGTCCGCCGTGATATTCGCGTTACCAAACTTCTGAATCTCAACGCCGGTTGACGAGATGGTGGCGTAGACGCCGTAAATAACCGCGGTGTCGGCGTTGCCGGTTAGGTCGATGACCAGTTGGTGTGTGCCATTGGCCAGGCCGGTAATATCAACTTTTGTGACGTTACCTGTACCTGCGCCCGTCACTACTATCGGCGTGCCGCCGTCGATGGTATAGCGAAATGTTCCCGTAGTGTCTTTGTAATAAATGGACAGCCCGGTAGCGCTGACCGCGTTCAGAGTTATCCTCGCTGCTGTGCCGGTTGCGTAAAGGCACAAACCATCGAGGGCACAGCCATACGTAGGCGCTGCTGTCGTCTCTGACGCATCATACGTCGTCCAGCCGCTGATATTGAATGACATACCGTTGAGGGTGTCACCGTTAGCCGACGCAAAATTTATCCAACCCTCGCCGGCTTTGCTGTATTCCGAATAAAGAATGTTCGCCATCATCTGCGGGATGGCTTTTTTCTCTGTCCATGAATCGCCGGTAAAGCCAACTTTTAATTTTGAGGTTACAGATAATTTATATTTTGTTTTTGCTGTTCTCCAGCGCCAGGCAGTTCGGGCATCTGTGTATTTTTGATTGGGCTGAAAAAGTCCGATTAACGCAGCATAGACCAAATCTACGAATGATGAATCAATGCCTTTTACGGCCAGCCTGCCGTCAACAAGATAAACTGGTACCATTCCCGCATCGTCTTTGAATAACGGCACTAATTGAGGCGAAATCTTCTCTTTCTGAACCATTTCTGCGAGGGTAGGAATAACAGTACCTTTTCCAGCTACCTTGTCGGAGAATGACCCCGTTACTGCTTTTGCATCTAATTCGCCATTCTCCAGATAGATAGGTACGTTACCCGCCATATCATGCACTACCGGAACCAGAGCAGGCATCACCTTTTCCTCAGGAACTCTTTCCAGCGCCTCTTTTGCGGAATCGCTGGCTTCATCGACAGCCTGCTGAGAAGGCATTTTTCGCCCGGTAGGCTGCAGCGTCCCGCCAACGTTCATGACTTCGATAGCGAGGGCGCTGTCGTCCGGGCTGCGGTAATACGCGGTACTCCCCTCGGGAATATTCGCGATATCCGCCTGCGCCGCCGCCAGCGTCTGATACTGCTTACTGAGAGGAATCAGGTTCTGCCGAACTTCGTCATTCTTAGCCATCATCTGGCGCCAGGTATCGAGCGGTTCACCTGCGCGGTCGTTAACCGTTCCGGCCGGACCGTTCACCAGTTCGTCAGCGCGCTTGACGTTATCCAGGAATATTTCAGGCGTCGTCGTTCCCAAAGGCGGGTTAAGTTCGGCCATGTTTTTTGCTCCAAAAAAGGCGTTCGCCCAAACGAGGGTTTGAGCGAAAAGAGTTAATTAGGGGTTGTTATGGGGTATTACGCGACGTCGCCGGGGTATGTGGCGTCGTCGTACTGGTAGAAAATTTCTTTATATTCAGGTGCAGTAATCTGACAGTTGCTGTCACCCGATGGGGCAACCTCCTGGACTATCCCATGCCGCGCACCCTTTTCACTGTCGCAGAACAATAACTTCGGCAGATCAATATCTGGGTCGTCCATAATCCAGTCGCCGGGATGCAGGTCGTCGTTGTACGGCACCGTCAGCGTGAAATCATCTACCCGTTGCGGCGTTAGCATTCGCGATGATGGTCGACCGTCCTGAAACTGTATCCAGCAGCGAGGATTCGCGTAGCTCCAGTCCAGTGGCTCCGTGACGTGCAGCGTGATTTCCTGGAAGTCGTAAATCATCGCGTCAATCAGGCAACTTTGGGTTTTCCCGGTTGGAATGTCGTCGGACAAAATGATGTGATCACCGAAGTCATGACACCACCCCAGCATCGAAGTCGTAGCCGTATACGTTCGGCGTTGGTGGAGATATTTCATTAACCTACGCATCCCGATACGCCAGGCGCGATCTGCAGTCATGGCAACATCAATGGTGTATGCCTCCGTTTTGCGCGGAAAAGGATTTTCCGGCGTCCGGCACTGTACGGTTTCCTCCGCCCAGGTCACAGGGTTGATATATTTCACATCCACGCCATCAAAATCATCCTCCGACGGGACCCTGAATGACGTCTGCATTTCCTCGACGGTATCCTGAGGAGTAATGATTCCGGTCCAGCTTTTGACGCCCTCTCTCCCGACAGAAAGCAACCCGTCAGACAGCAGAAAATACCCCATGCCAGCCTCGGCTATTTTGTCTAAAATATCCTTTGCTGACGTGCTGTCACTGCTTGCCTGGTGATCAAAATATTCTCCCCTTGGCGTCCAGTAGGTCGCCTCCAGCGTACTGAGCGCCGCAATGTCGATCTGGTCGTCGCGATATCCCAGACTGCGGGCAAGATGCAGGAACGCACCGCTGATTGTCCTGTCACCACCGCCATCATAATTCCGCGTGGCGACAACACTCACACGCTTGTCTGACTGCGCCGCCAGCTGGCCGCCGGTTTCAACCGTGATCCCTATTGTTGATATCCCAGCGTAGGCGGTCGGACGGGAAAGCAAACGACCTCTGAGCGCCTGCCAGAACATGCTGTCTCTCGCGTTGTTGCTCCCCTGCTCGTTACGGCGGCGGCATCGAACCTCCACCAGCCCGGGAGAGGACAGATCAAAACGCTCTGTAAAACCGAGGCCATTAATGTTTTTAAGCGCGTAAACCCCTGGCTTACTCGTCCACCCTGATCCGGAACCATAAACGCGATACTGGATTTCATACTCGACATGGCGGACCCGCTTATTCCCGTTGTTCTGGAACCCGCAAATTCCGTTTGGGAAAGCAAAGTTGACCTCGAAGGCGTCCACAACTTCATTTTGCGGGCAGGCAAGAAAGGGGCCTAGCCAGGTTTCATTATCGTTAATACCAGACGCGGCAAAATCCACGACGGTACGGGTCATAAAGCCTGACCAGGTGCTGTCGATGACACCGTTAACCACACGCTGTACGGTCGCAGAGGGGCCATCAGTAGACGCTATCTGGTATTCGTTGCCACGGTGCGCCAGGGAAATCCGCTGGGTTCCTTCCGGCAATCCGGAAAAGGCAGTGCCAGAATCGTATGCCAGCGTGACGCTGGCTGTTACCGCAGGGCTTCCGCCGCTGGAGGCTGCACCAGCAGTAAATACCGGGCTGTCACCAAATACTGATGCAGGCAGAAATGATGACGCAATGGAACCGCCACGCCAGGGGCTGGAGATCTCCACGATACGTATTACGCCACCATCATCCTGAGCAATCAGCCCTGAACCATTCAACCCGCCATTAATCGCTGCGAGCAAGCCAAACATTGTGCCGTAGTTGGCGACCAGAGATATGGTATAGGTGATACCCTGCCAGGTCAGAGCAAAGGTCTGGCTGGTTGTCGTAAAGTCATACGTTGACGGCGACGCACTGGCGCGTAATACCGCAGTCGCTCCACCGGCTCCCGGAATGGCGTCCTGGTGCGGGGTATACGTGGCGATCTGGAGATCATAGTCAGTACCGTTAAACGTTAGGGTGACAGGCATTCCGCTGAATGGCGCAATCTCTGACACGACGTCGCCTGTCAGCACGTTAAAACCGCCCTCGATGGATACCTGATAATTCACTGGCGCTTTCAGGGTGACAATTGCACCGGCGACCCAGCCAGGGGGAAGTTTGTTCTCATCCTCGTCTTCATCATTATCATCATCGACATCGAGGCCAGAAAACGAGACAGAGGCACCGCTGACGGTCATGGCATCAGCAACGATATCACTGGCTTCAGGGGCAGTCTGAGCCATATCGAGGCCGCTTCCGCTCGACGTTCCCCCAACTTCCGTTGAGTTGAACCATATCTCGCTGCGACGATCCCCGGCCACATTATCGCCGGGCCCATAGCTGGTATATGAAAAGCCCTCGCCTAAGGTCAGCGCCGGAGTTTCTCCTACCCGAAAATCTCCACCGGTATAGGAGAAACGCCCATATCCAAGGCAGACAAACATTTCTACCGTCATTCTGGTGGGATCAGCGGGGTCGAATCGCGTTACCGGCTGCACCAGGTAATCCGGGTAAATCCGGTTTCGCCCAAAAGCCTCCCTAACGGGATCGCCAAGCTTCGCTGTATTGGCTTTAGCCGGAGACAGATCCAGCGATGAAGCGTTACTGGATGAAAAACCGCCCAGCTCTGGTTTTGGGGCAAAGAATAATGCATAGGCCGTAGACGCAATGGATACGGCCACCGAAACCCACGCGGCAATTTCAAGACCCGTGCCATAAGGAATGGGATATATCCGCACGTCACTGTCTGGCCGCAACAAACATAACGGCCATTCCGCCGGGGGGACTGCCTGGCCGTTCAGCTCGATCACGACAGGATGAGTTTTATCCTGTGAATAGCTCGGGACATTTCTGCTCATCCACTCATGCAGCGTCAGCACACCATGCTCGTGCGTTTCAATGGGTTCACCCGGTAGCCGGGACGGGTAAAACTTTATCGTCATTGCCAGAACTCCACGCGGTTAAAGCGACGGATAAATCGCGACAGTGGCAGAAACGTAACCCCCGAGCCTGGATTGCATTCCGCGACCTGCAGCTGGTTATCGAGCATCACAACGATCCCGACATGGGAAACTGTTGAGCCCGAATAGCAAGCCACTCCGACACCTTCACAGGGTTCACAACGTTTCAGCGAAAGCATCAGCTTTCTCGCTTCCCGGTCGAGGCCCCCGCCGTCTTTGGTCACACCTGCAAAATCCGGCCATTCAGGTAGCCCCAGGTCGCTGCGTATTTCATTCACAATGCCGAAGCAGTCGAGTAGCGGGTAGGCTCTACCGCCCTTCTGCCATTTAACAGAACGGTATTTATCAGGATTAAACATATTTGCCTCAGGTTAGTAACGTAAGCCCGGATGCTCGGCGAGGTTGTAACGTTTACGGGGCCAGGCTGTTTTGAGGACATTCATATAGCCTGCCGTGACCTGAACTGCTGTCGGGGTCCAGGAGCCGGATTTAATATCGAGCGTATACGGTGATGATGCCGGAGCAGACAGATCGGATGAAATGTACCGCCGGAATGTCAGCGTGGCTGATTTCATTTCATCCAGAATTTTATCGATCGCCTCTGAAACCCGTCCGTCAATATTGCTGATAGCAAACTTTAAATCCTGTGTCCCATCGGCGTTCCTGGCAGGTAAGGCGATATCTATCGCGCTGGCATCAAACGTCACCGGCTGACCATTTTCCAGCGTCACTGAAACGTCATCCCAGCCACTGGTTAGCCAGTAGTTATCATCGCCTGCTGATATCTGCAGCGTATCGTGAATAACCTCCGATCCGCTGCTGGCATATAGTCGCTCAAGAATTGTCATGCTTCGGCCACTCTCTGTTTAGCGCAATATCCAGTAACGACTGGCCAGCCAGCCATTCCGGGTAATTCCCCCAGCCAGAAGGCGGTAAAGGGCGTTCCCATAATTCCAGCGTTGCGCTGTACTGCCAGTATTTTGGCGCGACCAGCGTCGGTCCCTCGTAAATATCCACGAACCTGGCTTTATAGGGCTTTACCCCTATTGGGGTTTGGAGTTTCAGATAGAACCAGGACTGGCCATCTTTAAGCGCATCCCTGAAAAACGCCTCAAACACCTGCGCCAGAGCATCAGTTTTAAAAATCCATTTAACCGATGCCTGGGTGGGTGTTGAGGTATATCGCCTTCGTTGTTGAGCGCGACCGGACGTCATCTCCGTTCGCAGTAAAGGTGATATGGGCTTAAACCCGTACCCGTCCATAAGCGGCATGGGCAGGTATTCATCCGGGTAGAAAATATCTGCCATGAATATTCCCTCCGGGCAGGTTATCGTGGTTTTTTGGGCTGAAGGTTGGAGTAAAGTGCTCTGCCGAAGGCATTTTGAGGATTGTTTACGTCGCTCGTCAGTTCAGATTTTATCTGTTTAGCCAGGCGGCGGCCGTGGGCATCCAATGTCTGCATCATCACATCATCCGGTTTACCAGTGAGGTGGTAATTGACGTTGATGTCACCAGTTGAAAGAAGTTGTCTTTCCTGCTGCTGCCTCGCTGCGTTCTGTACCGCCGGTGATTCCCGCCCTACAGCTTTAACCCCCAGCGAGCCATCAGCGCCACGGGTAAGTGGCATGATGGCTTCCGGACCGGCCTCGCCGAACACACCCGCCCCTTTCGCAAACGCAAAATATTGCGGGGTGCTGTACACGCCGTTGCTGTAGGCAGAAAGTGACGGAGAATCGTAAACGCCTCCGAGAGCGTTAAATGAAAAATTAGCTCCCGCGCTTTGAATAGCACTCCCAACACTTGCCCCACCGCTAGCTCCGCCAAAAAGACTACCGAACAATCCACCAGCCCCACCGCCAAATGAAGCCATAATCGCTTTGGTGATCAACGCCTGTGTTGCCATCTGGATGAGTGTCTTAATCACCGTTTCTCCCAGGGAAGAGAAAATATTCGACATCCCATCTTCCTTGAATCCAGATGGCCTCCAGCGTTTTCAGCCTGACCATTTCACCAGCTTTTCCAACCTCGGACGGGTTAATCATTATGCGTTCTCCACTATGCCAGCACGCCAATTGCCAGCGAACGATCCAGAAATCGAAACAGCAGCTCCAGCTGTGAGCCGTGCTTCTCCTCAAATGCCACGGTGTCAGCGTGCAACTCGTCGTGATGCGCTCTGCAAAGCGGCAACACAAACAAATCGTGCGCTTTCGTTCCCATTCCACCTTGTCCGTGGCCTATCAGGTGATGGGGATCATCTGCTTGTTTGTTACAGCAGACACACGTCTGAGACTTAACCCAGCGCGTCCAGCTCTCGTTTACCCAGCGGCGGCGCTTTGGTCGCAGCATGAATGATTCCGGCGTTTCAGGATCTACGCGAAGACCGAGAATCTTTTTCTGCACCACTTCGCTCGCCGCTGGCTCCGGCACAATATCGCTCTCCTTCATCACTGGTTGATGCTTTTTTTCCGGCAATCGCAGGGCTTTCCGGGCCAGCGATTCAGGGATGACGTGCGCCAGATTGTTTATCACCAGCCACCAGCACAACTCCGGGATCGTCAGTTGATGGTCTTCGTTGAACCCCAGCTGTGAGCGGATGACCGTTATCAGCCAGGATACCAGGTTCCCACGCGCAATGCCTGCCAGCGTCTCTGTGTACTGATCACGCAGCAGGTTATCGCAGGCCCAGCAAAGGCGGATGCTGCCAGGCTCATGCCGGAACAGCGTAAAATTTTCGCTGTGCCACGAGCCGTGCGGATACTGGCATTCAAAACGACGCTCCAGCTCGGCCTCCAGCGAGCTGATACCACCCGCGCGCAGAATGACGTCTTTGTTTTCGAAGACTGGCTTCAAAACCGGGTCTTCTGCCAGTGGCTGCGTGGCGGGAGGGATGGCGCCGGTTGCGTAGTCGCTGTATTTTTCCGGTGCAGGCTCAATCAGTACCCGCCCTCTCCTGAACATCGGCATGAGATCAGCACCAGGGCGAAGAAGAACAACGCCCATGCGTGGGGCAATCTCAGGGGTTAGTAGTGCTCTCATATCATCTCCACGTCAGGTAGCTGCACGAAAACGTCGGATGGTGATTTCTACTTTCCCTTTCTTCACGATGTTCCCCCACTCCACCAGCATGCGCTTAACCTGACTGTCGTCTTCCCAGACGCCTGTTAGAGTCAGGGCATCGAACAGCGCTTTGTTGTAGTTATCGATATCCCGACGGCGCTGATCCGGCGGATACAACACTATGTGAACCTCGGCCAGATCAGAGGATGGCCGGGGAACGGCACGCAGTTGCTCAATAATCGCCGCTCTCGCTGCCTGCTGGAACTTGCGCCCAGTCTCGCTAACCAGATGCCTGCCTTTCAGCGGTCCCTTGCTCGGGGCGCGCCAGTAACTATTTACGCTCGGTGGAAATGGTAAAGTCAGTTTCATTTAGCCCCCTTAAAGGATCGCTACAACGTCTTTTGTGACTTCCCGCGTACTGCTTTTGCAGGAGATCGAACGGCGAGCGTTGATGAATTGCAGGTTAAAACCATGCTCCCGGTACAGGTCGAGAACCTTCGGGGCGGATGAGTTAGAAATGACTACCCGAGCCCCACGGTGAAAGGCTGATACGCATTGCTTCGCCAGGTCTACCTGGTTCTCCCAGCGAAAACCACCAGCGGCGTAGGCGGTGAATCCGGTTGTTCCCGGCATCGGTTCGTAAGGCGGATCGCAGTAAACCACATCCCCTTTCCCGGCCAGGCTGATTGTCCGACGGTAATCAGCGGTCATGAATACGCAGTTATGCGCCATAGCCGCAAAGGCTTTCATCTCATCCATCGGGTAATACGGGGCCTTGTAGCCTCCCCAGCCCACATTGAACTTGTTCGCCTGGTTGTAGCGCATCAGGCCATTGAAACAATGCCGGTTGAGATACAGGAATGCAGCTGCGCGTTCTGTAGCATCCAGCGTCTGAGCGTTGAACTCGGAACGGATCAGCTCATAGCCATCTGGTGACCGCATGTGCTCAAACATCCAGCGGGCCTTCAATTCCACTTCATCCGGCACGATCGCTAACATCTGATACAGATTAATCAGGTCCGGGTTAACGTCCGCCAGCAGATAATCTGCGTGCTTATCGCTGTTCAGGAATACTGACCCACCTCCAACGAATGGCTCTATCAGGCGTCTCCCTGCCGGGATATGCACGAACAGGTCAGCCAGCTGGGTATACTTTCCACCTGCCCATTTCAGAAATGGCTTGCTCATGAACGGAACCCCGCTGGCACTGAATAATCCACGTCGGAATAACTGGACTTGAACGCCGTGTCTTGTTTAACCCACTTGCCGCCAGTCCAGGCTGGGCGTCCGGCGGCCTCCCATTTTTTGGCCTTGTCGAAATACTCGACGCAGTTCTCGGGAGCAAACAGCGTTTTGGGCCGCAGGTAGTCGCTCATCTTCGGATCCTGAGCCCATTTCGCGTTCAGGTAGTCAACCACCAGCATCAGGTCTTCAGGGCTGTAATCTTCGGCCAGGCGTCCCCGGATATAACCCAGCGTCGTTTTGGTTCGTCCCCCCTTGCCATAGGTCGAGTTGGTTACCCGATTGAAATGATCCAGAACGAGATCTGCCGGATCGGTCTGGTCTGGTTGCAGCGCAACCGGACAAGAGTCTTTACCTGTAATCTCTGTAGTACTCTCTGTTGTATTCTCTGTAAGATCATCGTGCCAATTTGACCTGATGACAGCGGTTCGTTTTGACCCGGTGGAGCGTTTCACAATGACCTCTTCCATCGTGTCATTTTGACCTGATGGAACGGCGCATTTTGACTTCTTCGATTTGGTCACTTTGACCTCATCTAAAAGCTCGCTCTCGTAGTTGATCGTGTAGTAGTTCGTCATGTCTCGCTGCGACTTGTTAAGCTGCTCAACTTTAAGCACGCCCAGGCTCTTCAGCCGGGTGAAGGTACGCTTCAGAGTGGACTCAGACCAGAACGGGAATTGTTCCAGCCATTGCTCTGTTGTGTTGTAGATCCAGCGTACGCCGTCACGCTCCAGCCCTGAGTTAGTTTCCTGCAGCCAGTAATTAACCTGCTGCAGCGCAATGGCTTCATTCAGGCCAATGCTGTACGCAAGGTCAGGATTGATGACTATCGGCCTTGATGGCATTAACAGGCTCATAAGACCCCTCTATTTCCCTGAATTTTCGTTTGAACTGTTCAAGTGGGCTGAAACACTCGTGCTGATACCCTTCGCGCAGGTATATAACGCGCTGTGTTTGGGGCTCCCAGCGTATGACCCTGACCGGGACGCCGTAGTGATCTCTGAACCATCGGTTGAGCTCTCGCATACTTTCTCCGCCTGGCCGTTAAAGTCCCCTACCACCCACTGAGCAAACTGGTAGCAGACAGGTTCGAACCCGCCTGGTACTCTTACCCCATACACGAACTGCACCGGTCCTGCTCCACCAGGAACTGGCCGCGCTACAAGTTGCGACCTGCGGTATTGTGTTGATAAACTGTTCATGCGTTAGTAATCTCCACTGATAACTACACGCCACGACGCCAGGAGCTGCAACTCGCTGGCGTCACTTCTTTTTGCGTGAAAATAACGTGATAATTGCGGCAATCTCTTCTTCCCGAGCTGCCAGGTGGCGGCGGTGATGCACCATGATTTCTTCGGCCTCGTGCCTTTCAATAACGCCATCTTCAAGTGCCTGTTCGATAATCTGATCAACCTGTCCCCTGGCGGCAGAGGTACGCATTGCCCGGCTGAACAAGTCCACGCGATCCAGCTCTTCAAGGTGCGGAACATCCACCAGCAGCGCACCACGGCGGCGAGCGAAGTAGTCAGCCAGTAACGACGTGCCGGAAATGTCTTCCATCGCTTCCAGCTCGCTGACTTCGAAGAAACGACAGCCGTTTTTCTCGTAAAGGTTGTTGTTAAACTGCGTCACCGTCATTCCCAGTGCGCCAGCCATTGCTTCGCGCCCACCTGGATATGCTTTGCACATCGCTTTGACGGCTTCTTTGAGGTTTGGCTCTACCATATTGATTTTCCTTTTGTAGTTATCGAATAACCGCTTAAGCAGTACGATTATTTGCACTTGGTACGTCATCTGTTTGATAGCGACTTGGGTACAAAATGTGTAATTCGCTTATTTCTCCTCTAAAGAACTTGGCTAATCTCTCGGCCAGTTCGACAGATGGGACTTGCTCGCATCTTTCAATGCGGCTCAACGTTGCAGGATCTACCTGTACCCCGGTTGCAACGTGCAATAAGGTCATGCCATGCGATTTTCGCAATTTTCTTAATGGTGATTGCATAATGCCTCCTATTTTTGCGTATTACGCATGTTATTCCACGCTGGCGAATTGCGCAAGTTGCTTTGCACGAAACGCAAAAACAACATGTAATGAGTGAATGAAAATAGGATCTCGCATACGACAACTTCGCTTAGCGAAGAACATTAAAATCGCAGAGCTTGCAGAAGCTGTGGGCGTTGATGCTGCCAATATTTCCAGGCTTGAAACTGGAAAACAAAAGCAGTTTTCAGAACAGACACTTAACCGACTTGCTCAAGCTTTAAGCGTAAGTGTACCTGACCTATTTACCTCTGACGAAAATGATACTACTGTACATATAAACAGTGAAAAATATGCATCTCCCGTAAAGGATGTGGATGTATACAGAGTCGAGGTACTTGATGTGAGCGCAAGCGCCGGGGCAGGACATATACACGGTAGCGACGTCATAGATGTCATTCATGCTATCGAGTTCAGCAATGATCAGGCATTGGCAATGTTTGGTGGCAGGACTCCATCTGGAGTAAAGGTCATCAACGTTCGCGGTGATAGCATGGCCTCAACGATTGAGCCTGGCGACCTAATCTTTGTAGACGTAACTATCAATGAGTTCGATGGGGATGGGATTTACGTCTTTGGTTTTGATGGAAAAGTTTATGTTAAACGCCTGCAGATGATACCAGACCAACTGCTAGTCATCTCTGATAACCCTCGTTATAGAGAATGGAATATAACTAAAGAGAATGAGCACAGATTCTATATCTATGGAAAGGTTTTAATAAGCCAGTCTCAGTCCTTTAAACGGCATGGATAGCATTCATCATCATAAACTAGGCCTCATTCGAGGCCTTTTTTTTTGCCTAAAATTTGCGTTTTACGCACACATCTATTGCGTTACTCGCAATTTATGATTATCTTCTACTCGTCGGCACATGACGCAACTTACGGACAAGGATGAACAGAACACAACCTGGAAGCGCATTCCCCTTTTTTCCGGTGGAGATCGGTTTGTAACTGAAGGAGTGCGCTTCCAGTTGTGACGTGTACAAGCGTACTGCAGCGCCGGTCGACGCAAAGACCCGGAAATCGACTGAGCAACAGCAGCTGGTTGCCAATACCAAAACAGAGCGGCGGGAAGTAAGCAGATTAGCGATCTGGTGTCACAACATTCATTCCCGATAAGCCCCTTCTACTGAGGAGGTTTATCGGGACTGGAAGAGTTACCACTTGGAGACGGTCCTTTTAAATGTCCTGGACAGTGGCGCTTTGGTAGCGATAACAACCACTCCAGTTGATCCTGGGAGATATCAGGTCAGTGAGCTGCCAGCACTCTCGACGGCAGTGACAGCCGGAAGTAGACGGCACAGCCCAGACGATATCTGAGTGGCTTTAAAAACAGATGGGAGCCGGTGGAAGCCCGGCACACAACAGGAAAAAGCACTGTGTTAGTCAAGTGAGTTTCCAGTGCTTCAGTGCTCTTTCCGTTGTGTGGAGATAACTAACTAATCCTTTGCAGAGGACACAGAAATGAAATTATCAAAGTTACGTAACGCCATTGTCTACCGGGCTACTTTGCCCAGTATTGAAGCGGTTGAAGGGCACCTGCAGGAATTGCCCTACTCTGAACTTACAGAAACGGAGTTCGCGCGGGCTTCCTTCGTCCCTAATCCGATTACTGGCGAGCTGGTTACGCCAATTACTGACGGTTATGCAATCGTGGTTCGCCGCGATGAGAAAATAATCCCCCAGCACGTCGTAATGAAAGAAGCCAATGAGCGTATCCAGCGCATCGAAAATGCGTGTGGTGAGAAACTGAAGCGCGCTGACCGTAACAACATTATACAGGATGCTAAGGTTCAGCTCTGCAAACAGGCATTCATCAAGTCGTCTCTGATCCTGGTCCTGTATAACACTGAAGAAAATCTGCTGATCATTAATTCCGCCAATAAAAATATTGCCAATTTAGTCGGGGCGATGCTGGTTAAAGTGATCGGCTCAGTCAAAACAGTCACGATCAACATCAGTGATATCAAAAACGGCCTGACAACGCGCCTTAAAAACCATCTGGACGGCGAAGAATCAGCCTTTGCCGGGTTTGAGGTCGGTGATTATGTCCAGCTATCCCGCCTGGCAGAACAGAAAGAAGTTATTCGCTACTCTGCGGAACACTCTTCCGTTACCAGTGAAATTCTGGAGAGCCTGAACACAGGTTTTATCGTCGATAACATGGAATTAAGAGGCTGCGGCGTCTCTTTTCTGCTTACAGATAAGTTCCATTTCCGGCGGATCGATACCAAGGATAATGATTATTCTGATGATGACGACAAAGCCTACCGCTGGCGTCACCAGGCAGGTACGGACATGTTCCAGTTCTGTAAAGTAATTAACCAGCTTTGTGATCTGCTCGCCTACAAAGAGCCCGAAGAACAAAAACCAGCAGCCTGATTAGAACAGCAGCAATTACCCCATTCTCATGGGTTGGGTTGCTGCACCCTAAATTTACGCGTTGCAGCACGTCAGATGGAGAACAAAAGATGGCTAAGACAGCAAATCAACTTATTAAACAGGCGTACGAAATAGCCAAAACTATGCCACTAGCACAGGCAGCAATCATCAGGGAACTGGCTATCGTCCTCGATGTTTCGAATGTAGCTCTGCGCCAGACCCGCACCGAACGTGACGCCCTTCTCGCAGAGGTCAAATCATGGGCGAAAGAGTGTGATCGTCTGACCGAGCGACACACCAAGAATCGCACAAATATGCATGTTCTAGAGGCTATGCGCGATTTGAAAGCAATTTGCCCCGCCAGCTTCCGTAACGTGGAGGCTCTCTGATGGCTAAAGACTCAAAGCTTGTATACGGCGCCAACGGCAAAACCAACGTTCTGATGTTCGAACCGGAAAAGCTGCATCTTGTTACCGACAAAACCCATCTTCTCTACGATGAACGTATCAACCTGCCGATCGACGAAGGGATGGTACTGAACATCAAGGAGCTGGGTGTACTGGAGCCGATTATTGTCTGGAAAGACCCTGAAATTGGGCTCACCTGCGTAGTTGCAGGCCGTCAGCGCGTTAAACATACGCTGGAGGCAAATAAGCTTCTTTTGAAAGAGGGCAAAGACCCACTGCTTGTTCCTGGGGTTGTTAAGCGCGGGTCAGCAAATCAGATGGCTAAATACATGGTCAGCGAAAACGAAATTCGCCGACCTGATACACCCCTTGGCCGGGCTAAAAAAATGTCAGACGCGCTCGACCGCGGGCTCGATGAGGACGACATTGCGGTGTTGTTTGGCTGCAGCGTTCAGACCGTACGCGCAACGCTGTCACTACTGGATGCCACCCAGGCTGTTCGCGATGCAGTGGAGTCCGGAACGGTCACCGTTACCCAGGCGCGTCAGCTGGCATCGCTTAAACCCGAAGAGCAGCGGGAGAAAGTCTCTGAAATCGAAGCGGCAACTGCTGGCACAACCGGCCATGAAAAAGCCCGGCGACAGCGTCAGATCCTCGGTGATGCAAAGCCTCGCCTGAAAACCCGCAAAGAAATTACTAAAGCCCTGGAATCTGCCGAGGGTGAGTATGCGAGCGCACTCCGTTGGGTGCTTGGGGAGGCGAAATGAATATTGATCCTGAGAATTACAGCAAATACACCCTGTGTCGGTTCGCCGCCCTGTTCGATGTGATCTGCTGGGTGCTGGTTGCCGTAGTAACCGTTGTTATCTGCATGTTTATTGAATGGTGGACAGCATGAACATAAAAGAGATCGGAGACGTGTTTCACTTTGATTGCGGCTTTTCCTGGTCGCGCAGTAAAAACGGTAACCATAATTGCCCTGATGGTTTGCCTGAAAAGGTACGGCAGCTGGCTGCGGAGAATGTGGCGCTGAAAATTCATTCAGCCTGAGTGCTTTGTGGGTCATGTCGAGGTTGAAACTTTCTATGATGTAGAAGTTACTCGCTACGTCAATGCTGATGGCTATGAACCAAAGACTTGATGCTATGGCGCAATTTGCAATTGAGCAACTAAGAATTGTTGAAGGATGAGGGGAAAAATGATGAACTTGAATCACTAACTGTGCATAGTATAGTTCTTGAAGAAGAAGATGAAATATTGAGCGAACAGAAGCTAGAAAAGATCATGTAAATCGCCTGAAAGTCAAAAAAACCTTTAAAATCAGTTTCATATCATTTTATCAGAAAGTCAACAAATGGAGTATATA